GATGTTGTAGTTGACTGCGAACATCTTCTGCAGAGGAGTGGCATAGCCGCTCTTCATGTTGAGAGCCACCTGGGCGTTATCAATGCGAGAGAAGTTGCAAGTGCCGGTTGGCTGGTGCTCCTCTGGCTGCAGGGCGAAGGAGTACACGTAGATGCCGGGGTAGGGGGTGCCGGTGTGGTACAGGTAGGGCTGGTACTGGTTGAAGTACTTGCCGGTCTGCTCCTTGAAGCGGTCCTGGCCGTTGAGCACGAGCTTGAAGTTGTACAGAGGGCCAACCTCCACGCCAATCTGGGAAGCAGATGCCACGTTGGTGGTGGACTCCTCCATCCAGCCAACGTTGGAGGTCAGGCCGGCGGTCACCAGGCCCTGCAGAGCCAGGGCGTTGGAGTACACGCGGGGGCAGCCCAGGTCGTGGGGCAGAGCACCTGGCGCGAAGATGGGGCTTGGTGCGCAAGTGACGTTGACGTTACTGGACAGACCGGATGTAAAGTTCCACAGGGAGTTGTATGCTGTGGACACGGTGTTCTGGTAGCACCAGATCAGCTCCTTCACTGGGTGGTTGAAGGACAGACGGACAGTCTGGGCACCGGGGTTGCCGGTGGCAGTGATGCTGTCACCACCGGTGTGCTGCACCTGCTCAATCAGGTACTCGTGGCCCTTCTGGGCGAAGCGGCGGCGCTCCTCAGTGTCCAGGTACACGTAGTTGGCCCACACCTCGAACACCTGGGCGGAGGAGCCGAAGTAGTTGGTGAAGTAGGCAGTCAGGTCAAAGTCCAGGCGCACCTCGTGGTACTGCAGGGCAATCAGGGGCAGGTACAGGCCGGGGTTGCGGTTGAAGAAGAACAGCAGAGGCAGGTACACGCTGTTCACGTTGGTGGCATCAGCGGTGGGGGCAACGCTAGATGACATCTTGCCGTAAGCAATCTTGTCGCTCTCGCCCAGGAAGCACTCGGCGTACAGACGGAACCAGGTCTGGTAGTGCTTGTCAATGCGCTGGCCACCGATGGTCAACTCAACGGCGGCAATGGCACGCTCAGCCACCCAGCACATGTCAATGCTGCTGCCAGTGGAGGTCAAGTTGGACACAGCCAGCTGAGTTGGCTGCAGACGGACGTACATGTTGCCGACCAGGTCACCGTTGCGGGCAATGGTCACGGACACACGGCCGCTGTTGGATGGAGTACCGTTCACAGTCTGCTGAATGTTCTCCATAGCGAAGTTGGTGTGACGCTTGTACACAGCCTGGAAAAAGGTCACCTTAGGCTGACCAGTCAGATACACATCCTGAGCACCGTAAGCAACGAGTTGCATTAAACCACCAGCCATTTTGTACTATCTTCCAAGAAAAAAATTTAGTTGGCAAATGCGAGACCGCCCATACCCGATGCAATTCTCAAAATGTTATAGTTGACCGCAAACATCTGTTGAACCAGACCTGCAGGCATACCCGTCTTCAAACTGACAGCCACTTGGGCCATATCGATACGGCTAAAGTTGCACACACCGCTTGGCTGTAGGTCCTCCGGATTGAGGGCAAACGAGTACATGTAAATACCTGGGTAAGGGTGTCCGGTATGGTACTTGTATGGCTGGTACTGGTTAAAGTACTTGCCGAACTGTTCAGAAGCACGGTCAGTTCCGTTCAGAATCAACTTGAACTTGTGGAGAGGACCAACTTCCTGTCCGTAAGACACGTTGGCAGTTCCGTACTGTGGCAAACCAGCCTCGACCCAGAAGACGTTTCCGGTCAAAACGTTCGACTGAACAGACAGGTTAGAACCCTGTGTCACACCACTTGGAAGAGACACGTACAAGTTAGAAGACAGAGTAGATGGAACATACAAAATAGGGCTTCCTGTGTTGTGTGGCTGGAACAGAGCACCAGACTGACACAACTTGTTTGTATCAATAGTCATATTCACGTTTGCGACATTCGATGAAAAGTTCCACATGGAGTTGGGGTTGGAATATGGGGCGCCGTTCTGGTACACCCAAATGAGCTCCTTTACTGGGTGGTTGTACTGGATGCGAATGACGCTTGGGGTATTCTCAGAAGAGCTACCGACAGGGTCGCCGTTCACGTGCTGGACTTGCTCAATCAGGTACTCGTGGTTCTTGGTGGCAAACTTATCACGCTCATCCTTTTCCAGGTACATGTAGTTGGCCATGACGAGAGGAGGATTTGTGCCAAAATAGTTTGCATAATTTGGAGCAATGATGAAATCGATGCGAACCTCGTGGTACTGCAGAGCTGTCAGTGGCAGGTACAGACCGGGGAAACGGTTGAAGAAGAAGAG